TGATGTATATCATCAATTCTTCGATATACATCGTTAAATTGATTTTCGTTATCTCTTGCTTGTTTTTTTAATGTGTTTATTGTTTTAATTACAATAAATGCAGCTACAACCTCAGCTATTACTAAAACTGTAACTATACCTAGTACAAAATAAAATGTTGTCATATTTTTTTAATTTAAATTGTTAAATGTAATTTTAAAGAACTTCCCTTACAATATTATTATAATATAAAAAAAGAGCTTAGGGTTGCCAAGCTTATTTTAAATTTTTTAGTAGTATTTGTTTAACTTATTTAATATTATTATTTATATAACATTTTTTCATAAAGAAACCCTCTCGTTTATTATGCATATTACGAGAGGGTTTAAAAATGCAAATTGATTGCAGAATACTAAATCAGAAATTCAATACACAATAATCAGGTTGGACAGTCATTTGGATATTTACTGCAGTGTCAACTGTATCCCAACTATAATCACCAAAATTAACAGCAGTAATCATTGCTCCTTTAATTATCCATTCTGATACGATGTCACCTACAGGACCTAATATATCAAATGTTAAGTCTTTCTTATAGAAATCAGAATATCCATCTCTACCTGTTACAGATTCGTGGTGTAAACGTACCCATTCCATTACTGCTTGTGCACCTGAGGGGGTAACAGGATCAAATAGTGTAAATTGAATAGTACCCCAAGTAGTTATACCTTTAACATAACGTTGTACGTTAATATGGTTTAGTTTAACTGAACCTTGAGTTAAGTTTATATTACCTACACCTTTAACTTCATAAGCCGGAATACCATCAATATACATGATAAATCGGTTAGTTTGTTTTGGCTCGAAAGCCGTGAAGAATATTTCATTTGGATCTAATATTGCCATTTTTATATTGTTTATTTGGTTCAGCTATAAATATATTAAGTTTTGAATTTTTAAAATTTTTTTGTATATTTATCAACGTAACAGTATTTAAACCAAAATCAAAATATGGCTCGACCAACTTCAATTAAAAAAGAAATAATTTGTAAAAATTGTAATACTTTATTTTTAGATTTACCATCATCTAAAAAGATATTTTGTTCTAATAAATGCGCTCAACAATTTAAAGGTAAAGATAAATCATGGTTAGATAACAGAAAAAAAACATGTTTATCTAAATATGGTATAGATGTAGCTTTTAAAGCTAAAGAAGTACAAGATAAATATAAACAAACAATGATAAATAAATATGGGGTTAATAACCCATTTTTAGTAGAGGATATTAAATATAAATCTAATCAAACTATACAAAATAAATATGGTTGCCAACATGCTAATCAAAACCAAAACATAAAAGATAAAATTTCAAAATCTTTAAAAGGAAAAGAAAAATCTCGAGAAAATTTTATTGATATAAAATGGGATAAATTAATAAATTATTATAAAGTATCAGGAATGAAGCCTTTATTTGATAAAGAACATATAGAAAATAATAAATTAAATCATTCTTTTAAAAATAAATTTAGATTTCAGTGTGATAAATGTTCTGAAATTACTGAAGTATTTCTTAGTAATGGGTATTTGCCTTCTTGTAAATGTTCTGAATATAAGGGGTATTCGCTTATTGAGGATGAAATGTTTTTATTTTTATTGGGGTATATTCCTCGAGAGCAAATTTTATTAAATAGAAGAGATATTTTGCCTAATCGTTTAGAAATTGATATTTATATTCCTTCCTATAATTTAGCCATAGAAATAAATGGTGTTTATTGGCATTCTGAATCTATGGGGAAATATAGAGATTACCATTTATATAAAACTATAAAATGTGAAGAAAACAATATTAATTTAATTCATATTTTAGATTATGAATGGGTTTATAAAAAACCAATTATACAGTCTATTATCTTAAATAAAATTAATAAAATTTCTAATAAAATATGGGCTAGAAAATGTGAAATAAAAGAAATTAAAGATATTAATTTAGTTAGATCTTTTTTAAATAATAATCATATACAAGGATACACCCATGCTAATTGTAATTTAGGGCTTTTTTATAATAATGAATTAGTATCTCTTATGACTTTTTCAAAAAATAGATTTAAAAAGGATTCTAATGAATTAGAAATGGTACGATTTTGTAATAAATTAAATACTAATATTATTGGAGGTGCTTCCAAATTATTTAATTTTTACCAAAAAAATTATAATATTAATCAAATACCTATAATTAGTTTTGCAGATCGCAGATTTTTTAAGGGTAATTTATATAAAATATTAGGATTTAATTTTGAAAAAAATACTTTACCCTCTTATGTTTATTGGAAAGATAATAAAATTTTAAATAGAATGAGCTGTCAAAAACATAAATTAAATAAGTTATTAGATGTTTTTGATCCTAAAAAAACAGAATATAAAAATATGTTAAAAAATGGATGGAGAAGAGTTTGGGATTCAGGCAATTCTAAATGGATGTTTAAATAAAAAAAGGATACCAAATATGGTATCCTTCTTTTTTTAAAATTTTATTTTAATTTATGCAGGAAATGTAGCACCTGTTGGAGTAATATTGAAATCGAGGTAAATAAATTCAGCTGTTTTGGTTGGTTGTAGATAAATTTGACCTACCATCTGGTTTCTATCTACCACATCTGGAGTGTTATTTGAGTTATCCATTATTACTTTAAATGCATATAAACCTTGGCGTTGTTGTACTGATTCAAGATATGGGTTAACTTGGCTTAAAAATGCATTTCTTGTTGCAGTTGTATTTTGTTCAAATACTAAATTTAATGCCACTTGAGAAATATAAGACTTAAGGGCAATTAATAATCTACGAACATTTACACGATCAAGTGCAGATGCTTTAGTTTGTAATGTTTTTTGTCCATATACTACAACACCTGTTCCTGGGAAAGTTGCAATTGGGTTAACTTTGCTAGTATATAAAGCATCGCGATTAGTTTGAGATAATTTACGTTCTGCTCTAATTACTGTACCTAAACCTCCTCTATTAATACCAGCAGGAGCAAACCATGGTTCAGCAACACTATCATTGAAAGCATAAACACCTCCAATTAATGTAGAAGCAGGGACCCATACTTCTTGGCCTGAATCGGGGTCAATAGTTTGAATCCAAGGCCAATAAGTAGCGGCGTATGATGTATTTCTACTATTAGCTTGATTTGTTACAGTATTTATTGTGGAACCATATCCTACTGCATCTACTACATAAATACTATCTCCTCTATTTTGTGTATTTGAAATAATACTAGTTACTTGAGAGGTTTGATATTCGTTATATAAACCAGGAGTTAATAATATATTAAATTTATAATCATCTTGATTAGCAAACAGGTTAATCATATCATCATAACTAGCACTTGGAATACCTTGAATTTTATCTATGTTACTTGGGTTTAATGCTCCACTAATATTTTGGTAGTATAAAAATCCACCTGCGCCATCTATTGTTCCTGTTGCAGATCCAAATGTTCCACTTGCATTAATAGGTATCGATGCGGTAAATTCAGATTTAGCTGTGCCATTATTATCAAAATAATAAGGAGTAGGAGAATTAACAGCACTTACATAAACATATTTTGATTGATTTGGATATGTTCCATTTTGCTTAATATAATTTTCGCTTGCATCATATGTAAAATTTGTATCTCCAAGTATTCTAGACACAAAATTAGGAGCTAACGGGTCCATAGATAAGCCAGTCCATGTTTCTAATATAATTGGTTCAGTAGCAGAATCATTTCCCTGTCTAATTAATAAATCAAATGTTCCAGATGAAGTATTATTATTAGTTATTTGCCATCTTATATTATCAGATGACCCACTTAATAAAGTACCATTAGATCCAGTAGGACCAGTGCTATTCATTATAGTACCTTGAGAAATAGTTTTTAATACTAATGTAGGTTGGGTAGTTAATAAAGTGCTACCACTAATAGCACTACTAGTTGCGGAAGTAAACGATCCACTTTTAACTCTTGCTACCAATAATGATGTACCACCATTATTAAAATAATTATAAGCAGCAATTGAGGTAAAATAAGTGTATACTTGACTACCACTTGTAAAAGTAGTACCAAACTTATTTTGGTATTCTGAATATGAAGTTACAAGAGTAGGTATTTCAACTGGTCCTTTAACTGTAGGGCCTATAATTGCTGCTCCAAAAGTTACAGGACCAGCGGTTATTTGGGATCTATCATTTTCTCTTGCTAAAACGCCAGGAGATATTAAAGTTTCTGCCATATTTTTATAGTTTTTTGTTGTCTATAAATATGACAGAAATTTGTAAAAATTAATTTTCTCTTAAAGAAGGAGTAAATTCTCCTGTTTCAGGATTTATAGAGCCAATACCATATTTATTTGTAGTTGTTTGAATAAATTCTTGTTCTTGTTTTTGTACGTCTTGCAAAAATTGTTCTGCTTTTGTTCTTCTTTGTTCTAAAGAGAATTTAGCTACTTCAATTTGACCTAATTCTTCAATAATTGTTTGACCATTTCTTTGTAATTCTTGTAATGTAGTTAATTCTTCTTGTGTTAATTTTTGATTTTCCATAAATTTAATTTAATTGTTTATTATACATATTATACTTTTTGTTCCCCTAAACTATTTACTTCTACATATTTTTTATCTATTAAACTATATCCTTTTGCTTGAGAAACTAAATTATTTTTAAAAAATCCTTTAGGCTCATCATACATAATTGAATTAACCCATAAATCAAATACATCCCAAAGAGAATTCAATATAATATTTTTTACTTTATCTATTTTATCTCCAGGAATTAAATAAGAATGGGCATCTATAAATCTTTTAGCACTTATGTGATCACCAAAATCATTTATCATATCGTGGTATTTTGAAAAATTAAAAAATGTATAATTATATTTTTCACATAAATTTATAGCATTATATAATTTATTTATAAAATCATCTGCCTCTATGTTTAATATAGCGTCACATTCAAAAAATACATAAATATAATCTTTATCTGAAAGGCAACTCAGAATAGCATCGGTATGTGCTTTATAACACCCATAATGACCTGGGCTTAATTTGTAATATCCCGGTTCTGGGTTAATATCATTAGGTCTTAAACAATTTTCTTTAGGGGGAATTTCTGTATAGGGTGTATTTATAATTTGATTATATTCAATGTTTTTATGTTGACTTAGTTGGCTTATAGATTTAATAGAACGTTTTTCTCTTTCATCTTCAGGTCTTGTTAATAAATGAAATATTATAATTTTTTTTTCTTTAATTGAAAGCTGCTTATTAATAGATTCTATAACCTGTTCAGGTTTAATTAATTTAGTACATTCAAATTGACGAGAAGTATTTTTATGATCAGGGCACCATTCCCAATCTCCAGCATCTAATTTGTGTCTATTAAAGCAACCTGTACAAACATTATATTCTAAAGGATAAATTCGTTCACAATCCTGAAATTCAGTGTAGGGATAGCTAAAGCCGGATATTAAGATAGTTGGGGTATTTAAAGCCCACGATATCCAACTTAAACCACTTCCCATTCCTATAAATAGAGAAGCATCGCGAATATCAGTCATTCTATCTTCTAATGGAATATCAAATCCTGTTTTGTTTATTACTCCGGTTAATGTGCCCCCTAATTTTGAATCGTGCCACTCATCTCCTAAAGGTTCGGCTGTCAACATAACAACTTTATATCCTTTACTATTTAAATAGTTTATTATAGTTTGCCACCCACTAGGATAGTTCCAATACTTTGCATGAGCAGAAGCATGGGGGGCTATTACAACATATTTATCTTGAATGTCTGTTTTCTTTAAAGGAGCATCTAATATAGGTTTTACTTCTTTATATTTTAGGTTTAATATTTCAGATGCAGTTTGTTGTAATGGGTATCGTTTAAAATCTAAGGGTATTCTATTTAAATCTACTTTATTATTATCGTAAAACCATCCTATTTCAAACATAGCGTATATATCAAATACTTCTGTTCCTGGGTTAGTAAAGTTTAGTTGTGGGTAGGATGATTTAAACCATTGGTTATGAAATGTAGAACAGGTAACTTTACAATTCCATTTTTTTCTAAATTCTTCTATATATGGGAACCAAGCTAATGTGTCTCCTATTGCTTTTGAGTCTATATGAATATAAACATGTTTTCCTGTTGGGTTAAATTTATATTCAAATACTTTTTCATTTGTATGTTCTATAAATACTTCTATTTTCCAATCAACACAATATTTTATATTAGTGCGAGCCCACATATTGTTTGTAATAGTAGTTTCGTATATAATTTTATTATTTTTTTGATTAGTAAATATTACCTTATATTTTTCATTTATAGAACCTATAATTTCAAAAAAAGCACCATTAATAAAATTAACCTTAAAGGTATTTTGAGGTGGTTTATTCTCTATATTTAATATTTGAGTATTATTATACTCTTTAATTAATGTATCTTTCATATAATTGAATTAATTCTTTTGAGCGATTTAACCAGGATAGCTTTTGAGAGGTACTTTGAAGTATATTTCTATAATTTTCCCAATTATTTAATATATGTTTTAAACCTAAATCCATATCAAAAACATTACGGGGTGCTCTCCAAGCACCATGAAAATCAGTTTCTAATTCCCAATTTGCTATAATAGGAAGGCCAGAAGCGGCTGCTTCTAACATAGTTAAATTAGGATGCCCTGCTTCTAACATTGTTGGATGAACAAATATATCATGTTGATGATATAAACTAAGTAATTTATCATTAGGCCAATCAAATATTAAATTTAATTTAGAATAATTTAATAATGATAAATTTTCATTAAAAAATTGTTTATTACTAGAGGGTCCTGCTATAGTAATTTCTAAATTATTTAAAACTGCTAATCTAATTCCATAAGAAAATCCTTTTCTATCAAATGTTGGGTTATTTGCTAAACCATTATTAGCAAGCATTAATAACTTAGGTTTATCTGGTTTATTTTTTTCTATAGAGTAAAATTCATTATTATTAACACCATGAGAAAAATAGTATACATTAGGTTGTTTAATTTGTAAATTGAATAATTTAAAATAATCAACTAAGTAACGAGCAGGAACTAATGAAAAAATGGATTTTTCCATTGCTTCTTTATTTTGCTTATACGCAAATGAATCTTTTCCGTAATAAAAAGCATGATGATCATGAAATTGAAATATATAAGGTATTCCTCGCTTTGCTAATTCTAATGCTAAATTAGCAACATGTACCATTACAATATCATATTCTCCAGGTTGTATTTCATTACACCATTTAATATCGACTTCGTGTCCTAGTTGTTGCAGATTACAAGTAAATTCCCATATTATTTTTTCAATAGCTCCCCAAGATGGAGGAGGAATAGGGATACCACATCCCGGGTTTACTTGGCAAATTTTCATTTAAATTTAAAATATCCGTTTTTAGGCAATTGGTTTATAATATAATCTTTATTTATTGTAATAGTATGAGTTTTAAGTAATTTATCATCAACATCATACATTTTTTGACTAATGCTAATATTATTATCAATATTATAATTGTATATATGATACCAAATTAATTGACCCTTTAAACATAATGTTTCATTGATTTTGTTTTCACTATTATCAATTAATTCAATAACAAGTTTTTTATTATCAGTACAATTTGAATTATGGGTTACTATTGCAAAACAATTATCTTGATTTTGTACTGGTAATACTGAAAAATATTCTACTCTAGAGTATCCAAGATGTTTAAAATTAGCTTGAATTAATTGGTTCCATTGTTCTTCTGATTCTAAGTATATTTGATTTGTATAAATTTTTAAAGAATGAAAGATTATACTTTCTAATCCTACTGAGTCACTTTGCCATTTTTCTTTTAAAAAATCATATTCTTGTACTGTGGATATTTTAGGATATAAAGATAAAAAGAAATCTGTATTAGCACTAAAAAAATAAGTATAAATTAACATTCCTTCTGCTCCTTTTGTTAAACCACCATATATTTTTTTAACATTTAATATTTTAGAAATATAATTTACATATTCAGGATTAGTAAGGATATAGTCAAAATTAATAAAATATATTTTTTTAAATCCTAATTTCTGGGCTAAAGAGGCACCGTTATAATAGTTTGTATAGACGGCAGGACCATGATAATTGTTATTATTTTCTTCATCTATGTTTAAATTATATTCAAGATTTTCTTCATAGTTGTATGCTATCTTATAGAAATCCATTTTAGTTAATATATTATTTGAATCATACACACAATAATCTACTAATGATTGTAATTCAGTAGGTACAGGATAGTGAGATGTTAATATAATTTTACGATTTGTTTTACGGATTCCTTCTATACATTCTTTTGTGGCTTCTATAACACTTTGCTGTTGAGGATATACAGAAAGCACAAATACTTCTTCATCTATGTTAACAAAATTATTGTCTTTAGATAATATTTCTGTAATTTTATTACAATTTTCTTTAATATTATTAAATTCTAAGTATTGTATATTGTTAAATTTATCAAAATAGTTTAAATATACTGGTAGGTTATATATTAATATAGGTAATTGCCAAGAAATAGCTTCGCGTATTACTAATGGCATGGTTTCCTTATCATTATTATTACCTTTAGAGGTAAATAAAAATAAATCCATAGCACTATAAAAGCTATCTACATCTGATCTTTCGTTCCACCAAGTTAAATTATTTGGTTTGTTTTGCATCAAGGGTTCCCAATAATGTTTGAAATTATCGGCTTGATTTCCAACACAATGGAATTGATATTCGGGTAAGGCACGCGCGTATTCAAAGAATTCTGCTTGGTTTTTACGTGGAGTAAATAGGCCTACGTGTAAAATATGTTTTTTATTTGGGTCTAACCCTAATGTTTTTAATGCTTCTTCTCTATTGGGGCGTTTTTTATATTCAATAGGGTATTCAACTAGTACTTTAGGTATGTTTATATCTTTATATTGTTGAATTTGCCAATCCGATACAAACATAAATTTATCTGGGAAGAATTTTTTCTGAGTTGTATCGTATGATGAATCGTGGGATGTTTCTATGATAGAGTATGAGCGGTCTGTGCTGTATATTTTTTCTGCTAGATTATAATCCATAAAGAATTCAGGAATTTCTTCTAAATGGATTATATCAGGTTTAATTTGGTCTATGATATATAAAAGTTCTTTTTTATCTTCATCTAAAGTAAAAAAGTGATCGGGGGGCAATAGATTTGTAATTTTATTTCTTTGTACTACTAATCTTCCTCCAGTATGATCATCCCATTCTACAAGGTATATATTAAATTCTCCTTGAAGGAGCTCTATTTTTTTATAAAGATATTGAGGTAAGCCACCTGTTGATAGGTGAGGAGCTATGTACAATAGTTTTTTCATAACCATTAATATATAAAATTATTTTTGTTTTGCCAAATTACTTTTTAATTGTAAACATAAGTTAAAATAAAGAACTACTTCTCCAAGTTCCAGCCATATAAACATAAATGAAATGATTTCCACCACTACTACCAAATATGAATTGACCATCTCTTCCTGTAAATGTAGGTACACCTGAAGATGTTGGTTCTAATATTGAGCCTGATGTAGAGCCTGATATGTGTAGTCTTGCGATTGGAGATAATGTGCCTATACCTACATTACCTGAAGAGGAAATAAATACTCGTGTTGTATTATTGGTTTCTAATTGTAAATTATTGGCATTTGTAGTACCAATTGTCATAGTAGCACTTAATGTGTTACCATCGTTTAGGATCACTGCGCTTGAACTATAAAATAATTTACCAAAATTATTAGCCCATAAATAAGTTAATCCTGGAGGTGTGGTTAAATCAGAATTTTGGAAATTAATACCAAATCTATTAATAGCAATTTTAGGTGTATCTATAGTATAATTTAAACTATCTATATCTCTTATAGAAAAAGATGAAGTTGCATTAGTATTTGAACTATCA